ATTATCTAATTTAAGAGAGGCAGCTGAAAAAGCTATTGAAGATGCGAAGGATGCTTTAAGTCATTGGTCTTATTTAAGGAATGCTTATTCACCTGAATCTAAAATTCAAAATTCTGCTCTTAAGCAAGCAACTCAAACTGTTAAAGAAGTTAATATATTTATGAAAGCCTTACAAGCTCTTGGATTTAAAAAAGAAGCTACTGCAGTACCACCAACTGGTGCTAAATTTACAGGTGATAAATTTCCAGGTGGAAAAAATCCAGCTGAAGTAGAATTAAGGCATTGGCATAGTGGTGCTGAAGAATTTTCTAAAGATAAGAAAAAAGAAGATTCTATGCCAAATCCTGCTATGTATCCTCGACTTATTGATGAAGGTGTTCCTCATAACGAAAAACCATATGTTAATGCTTCATTTACAGAGGTAGTGAATAATAAATATAGTTCTTATTGGACTGTTCATGATTCAAGAACTGGTAAAACTATAGTTGCATCTTTTGCAAATGTTCCTCCAGAAATTGGCATAAAATGTGACGAGACATATTCAGAATTTTCTAGTCCAAGATATGGTAATTTGATTGTCCAAGCAGTATTAGAAAGGGGTATTGATAGAGTAGGTTCTGAATTAGGTGCTTTACCTTTACGAAAAGCAAGTCTAATTACAGAAAGTAGAGAGCCCAAGATAAAAGATAAAGCAAAGGTTCGAAAATATTATTCAGATATGTATGGAGATAAAGCATATGCTAAAGAATTAACTTCTTCTGAGATGAGTAATTCTGATATGGATATTGAATACACTCCTAAAGATAAAAATGTTATAAATAAAAATAAAGGAGAAACAAAAGATGGTCCTGGTAAAATCTCTTCAAAGAATTAATCAAAGCAACTGCAATGAGAGCAGTTGAATTAGCTAGAAAATATGCAAGTGTTGGAGCTATTCCATTTACCAAAGAGGCTATTTATCAAAAAGCTGCTTCTTTTATGCATCTCACAGATGATGAATTTTGTATAAAAGAATCTACTATTTCAGAAATGCCAATTGTAAATGAAGCTGCTTTAAAACAAGCTCACATTCCAGATACTGAAACTGGTATTGTAGGAAATTCAAAAGAGGGTGTGAGAGATCCGAAAGCTTCTGTAAAAACGGAAGATATTAATCCAAATGTAAGATCAGATGCTAAAATTTCAAAACAATCAAGTATAGTTCCTCAACTTCAGGTAAACCCAGAAGGAGGTAATCTTGATTTAAGTTCTATGTTTACTACAACTCTTAATAAACTTGCTCGTAAGGGTGTAGATATTAGTGTATTAAGAGCTCCTAAATATAGATAATATATCGTCCTTATTAAAGGAATCGTTTAAACGAATGTATAACTTATTATAAAAAGGTGTATAAATTATGAGTAAAGTAATTGTATATCATGCTTATGCAAAAGATAGCTATCCTGTAGCTAGTTCTACTGTTAGTACTGGATGGCTTCCAGGGCAGTTTTTCTGCTTAAATTCAACTGGTGAGTATGCTCAAATTGCAAGTGTTGATAAAGCTATGTTTATGGCTATTGACGATGATGATGAATTATCTTCGCCTCCAACTGGTTCTATTGTGACTGGTATCTATGGAGCTGGTACAAAGGTATTAATTGATCATAGTGAAGAGGTTGCTGCTAACTCCAGTGCAAGGGCATATGATTCTTCAGTTGAATCAGCTACAATTAACCAATTGTTATATTGTGATGCAAACGGTAAATTAACTACTACTGTTACTGGTTCTGTTAAAGCACAAGTATGGAAGATACCAAGTGCTGCAAATAACTACAGTTTAGGTGTTATTTTGCGAATCTAAGCATAAAAATCCTAGAAGAGTGTGAAAGCTCTTCTAGGAACTATTTTTGCATGAATAATAGCATGCTATCAAAAAATGTAACTATTATATCTTGGCTACTAGATTTTTAGTAGTTTCTGTAGCAGAAATGCTACTCAGTTAAATATATAAAAAGGAGTTATTATAATATGACTCAACTTCCGTCAAACAAGCCAGGTCAAGGGTATGCGTTTCGAAAAGAAGCAACACCTATGATGGATCCTTATCAGACATATGAAAGGTCTGTTTTGGATCATGATGAGATTTGGCAAGCTTTGACAACGGAAGCAGGTCGTCAAGCCCTTGGTGCTCAAATGGCAGTGCCTATTCGTACAGAGCTTGATTATGTCGGAACAGCTAGAAAGTTCTTTGAAATAGACGTTTTAGCTCAAGGTCAGATTGCACGTTATGATCGAGATATAAACGTACCTGCTTATGTGGTGTCAAAACGTGGACGAGTTGATGAGTGGAATGTTGAAGGTGATTATATTGAACCAACAACATGGGAGATCATGTCTCCTGCTCAAATTCGTCTCAGTCAAATCCAACAGCGTCGATTTAATATTTTAGATCGAACTCAGGAAAAGATCCGAATTGCAATTCAGATTCAAGAAGACGATGAATTTCTTAGTCTTCTGTCATCGACTGCAGCTGGGAACCAGACTAACAATCCATATCAAACATCTACAACTGGATGTGATAAGGATTTCCTGAATAAATTATCTAGTGTTGTTATGGATCATGATTTACCTTGTTATGGATTCTTAATGAGATTCAGTTCATTTAAAGATATCCGAACATGGGGTACTACAGAATTAGATCCAGTTACAATGCGTGAGATTTTGGAAACAGGACTTTATGGTTCAATTTGGGGTATTGATATTATCGTATCTCGAAGGGTTCCAGCCAGTACTGTTTATGCACTAGGTGAGCCTCGATTCTTTGGAATTATGCCTATAAGAACAGAAGTCATGCTTATGCCTGATGATGATCCGAAACAAGCAACAATTGGTTATGTCGGATATGAGGAATTAGGTATGGCAGCTGTTAATGCTAATTCCTTGAGTAAAGGTACGCATACTGGATAAGTGTTTCCGTAATGGCTATATTCGGAAACTAAAAGACAATAGGACCTTATAGCAAGGTTCTCTAGCCATTAACCCGGAGTAGGCAGTCTTAAAAAAACTGCCTACTCGTTTATTAATTTTAGAACAATAAATTCTTGACTTTATGTATAAAAACCGAGACTTATCTAATAAATTCTCGGCATATTTAAAAAAGATTTCCTATTATTAAAGATGTCCCTTCTTATTATAGAATTGTTTTTTTATTTATTGATGGGTAGGAATAGTTCTATTTTCTTTAAAAAATATTTGTCAAATAATTATTTTGGAGTTTACAATGGGAATTTGGAAAAAACTATTTAATTTTAGTTATTTATATTCTTTTTCTGCTTTAGAAGATAAATTACCTTATCTTATATCACTTGTGCCTAATTCAGTTCCTGAACAAGATAAAGAAAAGTTTGTTAGGATGGTTTCTGAATCAGATCCAACATCAAAAAAAATATATACTGGGTGGTTATTAAAACAAATACAATCTGGTCAAGTACGTCTTCCAGAAGATCATGATAAAGTTTTTGAAGCTCTGACGTTTTTTGATAAAAATAAATTGAGAGGTGGCTGGCGACACTCTAGAGATATAAATAGTTTTGATTTTTATTCTCTTAGTGATATTACTCGATCCCCAAAAGTAAAACAGCAATTAAGAGATAAAGGAGAGAGTAGAGAAGGTTGGATATATGATGATGGTGTTTTTGCAGTGAAGAAAGTTACTACTCCAGAAGAAGCTGAACATTATGGTGATAGCACAGAGTGGTGTACTAGACATCCAGAAACGGCAAAAACTTATTTAAGTTCAGGTCCATTATATATTATTTTTAAAAATGATAGAAAAACTGCTGAAATGCATATACCATCAGGTCAACTTATGAATCTTGAGGATCGCCCTTATATTGATCATTCAAAAGAGTTTAAGAAATTTTTGAGAGATTTTGGTACACAAGAATTACAAGATGCGGATGCAAGAACTGCTTTCCAATATTTAGATAAGTTTTCTCTAGAAAGAATACCATCAATAGAACAGAACATATTGAAAGATCCTAAGTGGGCATTTTTATATACTAAATATAAATTAAAACAAAGATGGCCTGAAGCTGAAAGTATTATAAAAGGTACTGAATGGGAACCTGTATATAAAAGACTTATAAAAAGCTTTAAAGAAGGTAAAACATCTTCCAGAGTTTATAAATATGAGAATTCTGAAGTTGAGACCGAAGAACCAGAAGTTATTCC